TGGCACAATATCTCATTTTGCGTGTCCCAAGTGTGTGGAAACTCAAGCGTGGTTTTTTAAAAAACAATCGCGCAAAGAGTTGATCACCAAATGGTTTTTGAAGAAATCCATTGATTGGTGTCCCATGAGTGTTGTGCTTGGTGTCAATAATCTTTTAGCTACATCTTTAACTGAGAAATTTCTCATTTCCAAGATTAAAGCTAGAAGAATTGCACCAATGTTTGTTAATGATGCTTTACGTATGTCGTTTGTTATTCTATGTAGTGCTCTTATTACTCACAAGTTGTTGTCTTTCGTGTTGAAGAAGATTATTCCTGATTTGGAAACTCAGGCTAATATTTGGCAAAAAGAGGACAACTCGTTTACAGTTCCTTCTCGTAGTAAGACAGACAATGAAATAGAATTGCGAAATACTCTGGCTAGAGCTGACTTTAGACTAACTATCAAATCTGGTGATGAAAAACAGGAAGTAACTTGTTTTGCATTGAGAAACGGATGGTATATTACTGTTCAGCATCCCTTTCAGGGTATTGAATGGCAGTGTATTGCTCGATATAAAGTCAAACAACACAAATTGGATGCTTCCAATGCTTTCATTTTAACAGAGAAGAGTTTGGTTAGATTACCAAATGACTTAGTTATGTTTTGGAGTTCGAGTATTTTACCACGTAAGGGTATATATGACTTTCTTCCAGATAAGATTGATACCAAAGGTAGATCTATGTATATGTTTGATCCGCGCTACGATTATTTACAGCCTGGTCAAACCACCCATTATCATGAAATGAAGTATGAGGATGGGTTTGGCGATATTATACAAGGGTCCTTTATGGATGGCACCAAACTTTCACACACTTCTATTAAAGGAGATTGTGGGGCTTTGTGCATGTCAAAAAGTAACAGAGGTTATTTTGTTAGTGGCATGCATTGTGCCGGCACAGCAGGAGGAGGACCTCGTATTCTTTTAATACAGCTTTCTAAAGAGTTGTTTAAAGATGAGTTTCCCCCCATGTCTATGGCAGAAGCTGATGGCGTACCTAAGTATGAAGCCGGATCCAGGAAGAGTGGAAAGCTTGGTCCTTGTGCAGAAAAAGGTGTGCATCAGTGGTGTGATGGAAATGCTATGCCTCTAGGATCCTATCCGGGTCGATCCACACATATGTCTCAAACTACTGAAAGTATGATTTGTAGTGAAGTAGAGGAATCTTTCAATTTCAAGAATCCTTTTGTCAAACCTTTGATGAAAGCAACGCTTGAAGATGGGGAATGGAAAAATCCTTTCAATGTTGCGACAATACAACAGGCTGATATTAAACCGTTTACAACTGATGAGGCTATTGTAGAGGTTCAATCGGCTTTTGTCGAAGATTTATATGTCCCTGAGAAACTCCAGGATGTTTCCACCGTTGATATTAGTATTGCTATTAATGGTATTCCTGGTGATTCATATATAAATCGCTTACCAATGAGTACATCTGGAGGTTTTTACTTTCCTGGATCAAAGAGACAATATTTCTCTGAGATTTGGGTTGGTGAGGAACTTTTCCAAACTCCTTGTGAAGAACTCACTACTAGTATCAATGAAATTGAATTTTGTTATCTGAGCGGTCAACGTGCTTACCCTGTTTTTCAAGGTTCTCTTAAGGACGAGCCTATATCTGAAAAGAAGAGACTTGAAGGAAGAACTAGAGTTTTTACTGCATGTGGAGTTGCTTTTGCTATTGTTGTGCGAAAACAATTCTTGAAGATTACAAAATTTTTTATGGTTAATAATTTTTTGACTGAATGTGCTGTATCTATGAATTGTTATAGTAGGGAATGGCATCATTTGTATGATTACCTTGTTTCTTTTGGCGATAAGAAGATTATTGCTGGAGATTACAAGGCTTTTGATAAACAAATGGCTGCTAATTGGATACGTGCAGCTTTCCAAGTTTTAATAGACTTGAGAAAACGCTCAGGACAATTGACTATTAAGGATGAGAAGATTTGTGTTGGTATCGCCACTGATATTTGTTTTCCTGTCACCAATATGAATGGAGATTTGATTCAATTTTTTGGTGGGAATTCTTCTGGTCATCCCTTAACTGTTATCGTGAATAGCATTGTTAACAGTTTGTATATAAGGTCAGCTTATGCATCTATAGTTAAAAAACCACTAGGGTCTTTTAAAAAAGATGTTAAGTTGATGACATTAGGTGATGATAATATCTATGGTTCAAATGTTCCAGCATTTAATCATACTGCTATTGCTCAGTTTTTGGCTACAAAGGGAATCACTTATACTATGGCGGATAAAGATAGTAATAGTGTTCCTTTTATCAGTATACGTGATGCTGATTTTTTGAAACGAACTTTCAGAAAACTAGATGGTCGTATAGTGGCTCCCTTAGCTCTGAAGAGTATTTTCAAGAGCTTGTGTATGATTGTAAAGAAGGGAAACATTAGCGACGAAGAGCAGCTAGCTCAAAGCTATTTAGCAGCCCGTAGGGAGTGGTCTCTGCATGGTAAAGTTGTGTTTGATGGGTGTTGTGATAAGATGAATAAAATCTTTTCCAATCATCAAGACGTAGCGCGATTTTTTATCAAGCAGCATTCATATGACTATGAAACCACTCTAGAATGGGTGCTTAATGGCTAACTTTTTGTACATCTGAGGAATCGTCTTAGGGAGAGCTTGTTTTTACTAACGGTCTTAATTGCGCTTGTAAAATCTTTGTAACTCCTGGCATATCCTCGTACACAGACCGATTACACTGTCTATGTAATCTAGGATAACACCCGAAAGTGTTACTTGCAGGAAAGGGTAGTCTACCTGCATTTTACTACTGTATCTACCCGGCTTATGGCCTTATACAGACCCACCCATGCGTGTCTTTATTCTCAACGGGAGCGTTATAAAAAACTCAACCCCAGTCAGCGGTGACTTTAAAAACCTCTTCTTGATTGAAACTCAATCAAACAATGTCATGATTCATGCAGATGAATCGATGCATTCTTTTGTAGAATTGCCTAATAATTCTACAATGAAAGCTATAGACACTGGTGTTTCAGCTGATGCTGACATTTCATCTTTCTTAACTCGAAGGGTGAAAATTGCTACATACCAGTGGGCTGTAGGTGCGCATCTGGGTCAAACCTTTGATCCTTGGGCTTTATACCTAATAAATCCCGCTGTTAAAAATAAATTACAAAATTATCAATTATTGAAAGCTAATTTAAAATTAACATTTCTTATAAATGGAACTCCTTTTCACAAAGGGATGGCTTTTGCTTCTTATTCCTATTTAAAAGTGGCTAACGAAACAGTAGTTATTGGTGGTGACCTCCAATTAGTTACTCGTTCTCAACGACCCCACGTTTATCTAAATCCTTCTACTAATAAAGGAGGATGTATTTGCATTCCATTTTTCGTTCCTACCAACTTCTTGTCTCTTACTGATGCCACTATCGGCTCTTCTGATATTGGTAGTGTCAGTTTGGATAGTTTTCAAGCCCTACAGCAAATTAATGCAGGAACAGATACCGTTACTATTACTGTTTTTGCAGAACTTGAAAATGTGAAATTAACAGCGCCTACAATGAAAGCTGTTGCATTGAGTGGTTCTTCTACTGAATCATTTGATATATTTCGCATTGAAGTTCAATCTTCGAAGGACGAGTACAAGGAGAAAGATGGTGTTATTTCTGGACCAGCCTCTGCTATTGCTAATGCTGCAGGAGCGTTATCTATGGTTCCAGGGATTAGACCCTATGCTATGGCTACACAAATTGGAGCTAATGCAATTGGGTCTATTGCTAGGTTGTTTGGTTTTTCAAAACCAATACAACTTGCAGATACTACTCGCATGTACAATACCCCCTTTGCTAATTTGGCTTCTACCGAAGGTGCTGATATGTCCCAGAAACTCACACTTACTGGCAAACAAGAAATTACTATTGATCCTCGCACTGTGGATCTACCTGATTCCGATTGTTTGGCCATCTTACCATTTGCTCAGAGGGAGACCTATATCACCAAATTCAATTGGGGTATAGCTGACCCTGTTGACACTACTCTTTTTGCTATGGATGTTGATCCTATGGCCGAGAGAAGATCTGGATTATCTCTCGGTACCCGAATCACCCCAACCTCTCTATCTTTCTTAACCAGACCATTTGCTGAATGGAGTGGTTCTTTGAAATATCGTTTTCAAGTAATTGCTTCTCAGTATCATCGCGGCAGAATCGCTATCGTGTATGATCCTACAGGTCCTGTGTCTGGTGATCCTTACAATGTTACTTATAACACTATCATCGACTTGGCTGAAGGTAGGGATTTCACTGTAGAATTTAAATGGCAGCGTGATCGTGCGTATCTATCTGTTGATACTGACGATACACGTACTTTCTGGACTGAAGTTGCACCTGCAACACGCACAGCGAATACATTACACTCTAATGGGATATTTTATCTCATTGTAGTAAATGAACTTGTTGTGCCTGACGCTACAACTGATGTTGAAGTATTAGTTTCTATCAGTGCTGGAGATGACTTCGAACTAGTGAATCCTATTGGAGGAGCTCTAGAGGTGTCTCCCTTCACTCCAGTTGAACCTGCTTCTGGATCTTCTCTAGAAGATTTTTCTCGTATTTTTTCCCTTGAAACTCAATCATCTGTTGATGTCGTCCCAACTGGAGAAAACACTCCAGAAGGTGAGATTAATCAAGTAGATGTCACTACGGGTGTTCTCTCTGATGATAGCGAGAAACCGTTGGTGTTCTATGGGGAAAAAATCACCTCTATTCGGCAATTATTGAAGAGATATTGTCACTTTCGTCTTATGTCCCAACAAACATCGGGAACGACTAGGGTTCTGGATAAATATTTATTGAGACAGATGCCTGGTATGCTTGGGTATGATCCAAATGGAGTGGATGTTACTGGTGCAGGTGTTCCTTATTGCTATGTTAATAATAATTATATAAACTATTATAAGCAATGTTTTGCAGGATGGAGAGGGTCCATTAGATGGAAGTTTCTACCTGTATCTAACTGTGAGTATGTGTATGTTGACAGAGCCACTGGTGCTGGTCAGCGTGCTGCTGTTGTTAATTACAGACGTACTGCTACTTACCCTATAATTGCAAATCAGGGCACTGCCGTTACGGCTTTTGCTGGTGTGTCTGCACATAGGGCTAGCGGCGCTGGGTGTGCTGTAACACCCTGTAGAACTATGAATGCTTTGGAAATTGAGGTTCCATACCATTTGCCCATAAGATTTTCTAAAACTTATGGTGAGTATTTACCAGTAAACACTAATACTTTAACTAATGGATATCCAGGAGGTGACTCTTTTCATTTTGCTGGTGCATCTACTGTTAACAACTCTCAAGTTCTCTTCGATACTTATGTTGCTGGAGGGGAAGATTTAACATTTTTCGGGTTTGTAGGAGCCCCAACGTTATTTTCTGCCTCCGTACCAGCAGCATAATTCTTAAAACCACACGTCGGAAGTGTGGATCCCAACCTATGGGAGAAACCCCCGCAAGAATCATATTATGATCGTTTTTTATACTCGTATTCTTGCGGGTTGAATTTTTAGGTCAC